AAAATTTAAAAATGTACAATTGTTCGGGTTATTTTTAAATTTTCAAATTTTTAAATTTTTTTGAATTAAAAAAAAGAGAATATATAAAGGGGGCAAAAAAAAGACAGTCAGAAATCCCCGATCCCCGACTGCCCGATGCCCGATTGCCCGATTTACTTGGTTAGGGCTTCATCAATCTTCACACTTGCTAGATTCCAAGTCATGCCCATGATAGTATAAGCCATGACCTTATCCGTTCCGTTTAGTCTCTCGATGTACGCGTGAAGGTCATCAACGCTATTTGGTGTGTTGAATAAATCAGATTTCTTTAATGGGTTCTCCATTATGCCACCTCCACAAATTCAATATTGCTTGAACCTTTAGCAAGCACTGCTCTCTTGATACACACATCATCAACGAAGAAGCGGTATTCTCTGTCGCCGTTGTCGTGCAACCTATGAGTTGTTTTATGGCTTACGAAGTCGTGGCTGTTCTTTGCACTCGTCCCTACTACAACGTCAACCTGACCATCAGCCTTTACGCCGTAGCTTTTGCTGCTGCCGTAAATACAAGCGGTAACTTTATTCCAAATTGGGTAACTTCTAGACATTTTATATTCCTTTTCTGTTTTAATAATCCCATACTATCCCACAACAAAAACGGTGTCAACACAAAAAGATAATTTTTTTTATCTTCTTCACCAGCGGGTGCTGGAACTGCTGCAGCTCAAATAAAGCGAACAATTGTTCGCGCCTTCGACAAAAAAATGCTGGGCAGATTGCCCAGCAGAAAAAATTAATTGTAATAAATCCCGTGGTCATCCCTAATGGTTAACCGTCTACCAGTCCTCCCATTTTCAGCTCCAGTAAATTTATTGTATTCAATCAACGGATCAATTCCTTTTACTTTATGATCGTAAATAAGAGATAAAAATTGCATTTCATTTAATTCGTCCGCCTGCTCCCCTTCATTTTCATTTGGGTAATACTCTACAAAATATTCTAAATCACTCATAATTCTTCTCCTCGTTACTAAACTATACTCCCATACTATCCCATACTATAGAGAATGTCAACCCCCAAGATAATTTTTTTTATATTCCTGTACGCCGGGCTGAACACCGGGCGGAAGCCACCGGGCACTGCCGAGCTGCCGGGGGCTCTTCGAACAATTGTTCGGGTTGTCATCCCCGGCGCTGCCGGGCACGGGATTCCGCCGGGCGGGAGGAGATACTGCCGGGGAAGACCCGGGGAGCAGGTAATGAATTACCGGGGGTGTCCCGATGCCAGCCCGCTGCAGCGCCCCAATCCCGAACAATTGTTCCCGATTCCCGCTGGGAAAGTCCCGATCCCGAAAGCAGATGTTTCTTCGCCGAGTTCGAGTTGCACACCCAGCAGCCCGATGGTATAATAACCCGAACAATTCTTCGGCTTAACCCCGAAGTCCGAGCTGGTGATGACAAAGCCCGATCCCGACCCTGAAACATCCCGAACATTTTCCCGCTGGGGAACGCCCGACCGCCCCCGCCAAGCAATCCAGCTATTCTGCTGGGTTCTCGCTATCCGCTGCTACTGGGATTTGTTCGGCTTCTATGGGATTTTCTGCTGGTGTAACGTCAATCATACGATTTTTAGCACGATCCATAAATTCTTCTAGTTGTTCTACGATTTGGTCACGGGTTAGGCTATCTATGTTTTCGTGCGTTACATGGCTACGGGCAACCATTAATCCTGTTACCTTGAGCCTGAGTTCTTCGGCTTTAATTGCTGCTGAAAAGTTTCCTGCTTGCCATGCTTCATCTCTGAGCAGTTGCATATCCCGAACAGATTTGGTCACAGAGACACCGTACTTGCTTTCTAGCTCCTGTCTCATCTCTTCGAGGCGTTCTTTTACCGTGGGGTTATTAAGAAGCTGCACAGCCCTGACGTTAGCGTTCGAATATCCTGCTTCTCTTGCTGCTGCGGTTTGTGTCATATCCCCGTGAAGATAGTTTTTGAGAAACTGCTGCTGTTTTGGATTGAGCCTTCTGTTTCCATGTATCTTATCTTCTTTTATTCCTACCTTCGGCATACCAGCTCCTACCCGAACAATTTTAAGACTTATGACCCGCAGCCATTCTACTAAAAACGCTACGATGGTCAAGTGCTACAGTTGTCATAATGTCCCAGAACATCAGAAAGCGGATGACGCTCCATTACGTCAAGGGGGGATGATGTATATCCCCCCCTATAAGGGGGGTGACGCAGTTGACGTAAATTAACCTATTGATTTTATTGATTTATTTACGTCAACTCGACTTTCTGACGTAGTTGACGCGATTGGTCTAAGTCATTGATTTTATTCAATAAGTTACGGCAACGTCAACTACGTCAACTTTGACGTAAAAAATGTTGACGTAAAATAAAGATAAAATAATTTATTTTTTCTATTGACATATGGAAAAACTTCATATACTATATTGATAGTATTTTAGAGGAGAAAGCATATGGTTATTAAATTAAATTCTTTCAGCAACAAAGATTGCACTTTAGAGGACGCTCAGACTTGCGTTAATCAACTTGCCGATGTGGTAAATGTTATTCTGGAAGCAGGTAAAAAAATGTCTGACGCAGAACATAATGATGCGGTTTGCAAAGAAGTTTTCGAGAACACATATTGGAAGCTATACAATAGATTAAGTTATCTAGAAACTGACAAGCACAGGCATCCGCACAACGAACAACTAGAATATGTAATGAATAGGAATGGGTAATAAAAATGAAAAACAATACTGATATGTTTGGCACTTGGATTTTAAACTTTTACTTTAAGGAGTTCATGAAGCACATGAAAAGTGATCCTAAGTATACTGAAGAGTTGAAAGCTGTTGCTGATGCTCACACGATTTACGCAGAGGGTGATCTTGCTTTAGAGGAGTACGTCAAGAAAGAGTATTTAAAATACATGGCCAATACTCTTGATGTTACTGAGGAAAAGGTTTTGGACATCGTTAAGAAGTGTCTTAAAGATATGCCACAACCTGACTGGAATCCAAAGTATGATTATTTTCTTGATTACTTTTCAACCATTACGAACGAGGTTTGTTCTGAGTTGATTGACAGACATTTGAATGAAAACCTAAAAAAGTGGGTTGCTAGTTTGGAGGCTAAACAAGCGACTATTAATTAATAAGCATAGTAAGCCATGAGTGCTGAGATCGCCAAAAATGTATATCATTAGAAGTCTCAAACCGTGGCAGTGCAAGCGACTTTCAAAATGGCGGATTCCTTGGTCGTGATTGCATATTAAGAGGGGAGGCAAAGCCCCTCTTTTTTATTTACTTGACAAACTGTCCCATAAATGATAAGATTGTTTATCTAGAAAAGAAAAGGAAATAGATATGTATTATATGGCATATGGAATGAATACTAACAGAGAGGCTATGGCGCATCGTTGCCCCAATGCCAAACCAATGGGTGGGTTTTACTTACCGAACCACCGTTTAATCTTTCGTGGCGTAGCTGACTTTCGTGCTGATGCTGATGCTATCTTGCCAGTTGTATTGTGGGAAATCACAGAACATTGTCTTGAGGCGTTGGATATGTTGGAAGGCTATCCAGATTTTTATGACCGCAGGAAGGTTAACGGTGATTGGATTACTTACGACATGAATGGTAACAAGAGCAGTTTGCGCACACCGTCTGGTGGTTACTATCATATGATTGAGCAGGGTTACAAAGACTTTGGCCTTGATGATTATTACTTGAGGTCTGCGTTACGCGATGCTGATCTTGTTGATGTAGGAGTTACGGCAAATGGTTAAAGTTTATTTTGATTACGGTTCAGCGAAAGATTTAGTTGCAACCTTTACATCTGAAGAAACGTACATGATTTGCTTACCTGCCTTAGAAATGTACGCAAAACAGATTGGTGCTGAAGTAGTGGAGAGTGTAGTCGATGGATGAAGATGAATTTATTGATTTGTTAAAGGAGTTCGTAAAGGACAAGCCTGTTGAGTTTTATCAACACGCTGACTTAATGAATGATGGTCAAATTTGGATTAGCTTTGAATTGGAGAGTAACGATGAGTAAACTTATTCGGCTTTTGGAGCAGATGGATGCTGACTTTGAAGATCGTTGGATTGCTGTTATTGCTATCTTAATGGTTGGCGGTTGGATTTTGGGAGTTCACTTCGAATGGTTTTAGATCCTGACATAACCTGAATAACTTGACCCTCGCATTCGTGCGGGGGTTTTTTTTATTTCCTACTGCTGTGTTGTAAGTTCCAGTTGTATTTTATAAGTCGAACAATTCATCGGGTTATTTTGTGCTGCAGGTTTAATGGTTGCACTCTAGGCTAAGAGGCCAAAATCTTCAAACCTTGCACTATAAGAGAGCAGTCATTTCAAACCCTGTGCTATAAGGGTGAAGCCAAAACATTGCACTATA